GTCCTGACCATGGCCGAGGTCGCCCGCCTGCTGCTGCTCGCGGAGGGTAAGGTCAGCGGCACTGAGTGGGAGGGCACGCCGGCGCACAGCGGGCGGCAGGGCGACGAAATGGCCGCCCACGATCTCTCCCGGAGCGGCTACCCAATGTCAGAGCCACTGACAGTCGCCCAACCGTCCGCCGTCGTCCTGCCGTTCTGAACCAACCACGAAAGGAGCCCGCGCCATGAACCTCGTCACGCTGCTGCTGATCGTCCTGGTCGTCCTCGTCATCGTGGGACTGCCGTCATGGCCCTACGCGCGGGCCTGGAACTACGGCTACGCGCCGTCCGGCGCACTCGGCCTCGTGCTGGTGGTGATTTTGGTGCTGTGGTTGCTGGGACGCCTCTAAGGCGCGGGATGCGATCGGTGAAACTCGGCCAGCGTCTCCGCCCACGCCAACACCGCCGGCGGGCATATCCCCCGCCCATCGCACCACGACGCCACCACCTGACGCGACCGGCCCACCGCAGCGCCCATGACGCCCCTGTCCCACCGCAGCGCCGTGAGGGCAGCGGTTAGCCGCTCGGGTGCATCGCCCCTGTCAGCGGCGCCTGGAGGCCGTCCACGCGGGCGGCGAGCCTCGGTCTGGTTGGTGACAGCCTCAGGAGCGTCCAGGCCGCTCACAGGCCACCTCCAGCCGTTCACAAGTCACCCCGGCCGATGCTTTCGGCCAGCGCGGCGTCGATGCCCGCCTGCCATGCCTTGATCGCGTTCTCTAACCAGCACGGATCGCCGGTTTCCAAAAACACGGCTTGGGCCATTTCGTCGGTCGGATCACGCAAAGCGTTCAGGATGGCGATAACGTCAGCCTCCTTCGCGTTGAGGCCATGCGACAGCATGACATCCAAAATCCGGTAGGTCATTTCCTTCATGGCTACAGATCCCTGCTGAAATGGGGAGCGAGGCCCGAAGGCCCCGCGTGGTGGTCAGGCGGCGCTCAGCGCCGTTTCTTGCCCCAACCCAGCTTGATGGTCATCGGCGGTTTGGCGACGAAGGATCGAAGCTGGGCGGCGTCAGCGTCGCGTCCTGTCGCGGAGAGCGTGGCTTGCGCGCTCCGCAACTCTTCGACCGTGTGAACGGCGGGCTGTCTGGCGATGTAATCCGCCTCGCCGCTCGATATCAATTTCTTACCCATGTCTCTGTGTCCCTCGGTTTCGATGATTTGTTTTAGCCGCACCGGAACAGGGATGCAAGAGTTATTTTGGGCGGATCGGATTATTTTAATGGGTGCTCGAAACTGCTCGAAATGGTTTTGAGCAATGAGCAGCCTGTACAAACCCGCAGGTTATCCGCAAACGACCGTATGATCAGGTGGCCGGGGCGATTGAGTGGCCGCCCGTCACATCAAAACGCATCAAAGTGCCTCACTGATGCAACCTGATGCAGTTTGATGCAAACGCTTCCGCGCGTTTAACAGGCACAAATTACCCTAACCGCGACTTAGCGTAATCTGCGGGAAATCTGCGAAACTGCGGACGGCCAATTAGGGCCGAACCGGACCTAACTTGACAACCGCCGATTCAGAACGGTAGCGGGTTATCCACAGTTTTGTATCAGGAATGAGATGCCCGGCGGTCGGCCCAGCCTCTACACGCCAGAACTCGCGCAACGCTTCTGTGATCGACTTGGCGCGGGCGAACTCGGGATCGAAATAGTAAAAGAACCAGGAATGCCGCCATTCGGCACTATTCACAGATGGCTCGGAGCGCATCCGGAGTTTCGTGAGATGTATGCGCGCGCGAGGGAGCTACAGGCTCAGGCATGCGCTGAACGCGCGGTTATTTCAGGCCGAAAGGCGACAGCGGAAGACGCCGGCGCGGCGCGTGTTCGTTTCGATGCCGATCGATGGCTGGCGGCGAAGCTTGACCCGAAGAACTACGGCGAGCGCGTCGATCACAATATAGCGGGCGACCTCAACATTCACCGCGTGCTGTCCGAGGCGCCGCTGACCATCGAGGAATGGACAGAAGCGAACGTCATCGAGCCACCCGATGCCACTTGATGGCACGACCGCTACCGCTCGCGTCGTCTGGGCGCCGCAACCCGGCCAGCAACATAAGCTCGTTACGTGCCCATACATGGAACTCCTGTTCGGTGGCGCGCGTGGTGGCGGCAAACGCTTGGATATTACAACAGTAATCCCGGTTCCGATTTCGACATCTGCATCCGGCTTCAAGACGATGGGAACATTAAAGCCCGGTGATTATGTGTTTTCGCCTCGCGGCGAACCGGTGCGGGTGACGTGGGTCTCGCCAATCGACTACGCGCCCAGGACATACGAGGTCGAGTTCGACACCGGGGAAATCATTCTCGCGGACGGCGAACACCTCTGGCACACGATGAACAAGGCCGAGCGCGTGACGGCCATGAAGGCAGACCCGGAATGGCGCGCTCGTCGGCGTGCCACACGAGGGTCGCGTGCTCTCGCTGATCCTGGCAATCCGTGGGTGATACCCGCTTTGGTTGAACGTAACCGGGCGCGCGGTGGCCTGGACATCCAGGCGCCAACTGGCGGCGTCCGCACAACGGATCAGATCGCCGCGACCTTGACGGTCCAGAACGGTCGCGAGGTCAATCATTCGGTCGCCGTGACCGCGCCCATCGAACTGCCAGAGGCGGCGTTGCCGATCGATCCCTATCTGTTCGGCGTCTGGTTGGGCGATGGTCGGGCCAACAGTGGATCTGTGGGCATGTCTGTCGCCGACATGGACTCAATCGCGATATCATTGCCGACGCCAACCTGGGCAAGCCGGGATGCGAGATACAAGACGCCATTCGTGACAGTCCGATTTGACGGGTTGACCACGCGTCTTCGCTCTCTTGGCGTGTGGCAGAACAAGCATATTCCAATGCAATACCTGCGAGCGAGCGTGGCGCAGCGGATAGCGTTGCTGCAGGGCATCTTAGATACTGACGGCCACTGCGACGCGCGTGGTCAGATCGAGATTGGCCTGTCCGATCGCAGGCTCGCTGATGGCGTGCATGATCTGCTGTCCGGTCTGGGCCTCAAGGCAACGATGCGAACAAGGGTGGTGACGCTCAAGGGCAAGGTTCACAAGCCTTCGCACCGCTTAAAGTTCATGGCGCCGTTTCCGGCGTTTCGGCTGCCGCGCAAGCTGGCGCGTCAGAAGGTGGCGGACTTTCGTGACACTGTGGGGCGTCGCTACATCGTGGATGTTCGCAACGTCTCGCCGGTCCAGATGCGTTGCATAAAGGTCGATCATCCTGATGGCCTCTTTCTCGTGGGCCGCACGATGATCACGACCCACAACACTGATGGCGTGCTCGGCAAATGGGCGGTGAAAGCGCAACGCTACGGCGTCGGCTTCAATGGCGTTTTCTTTAGGCACGAGATGCCGCAGGCGGACGATCTCATCGAGCGCGCCAAGGAAATATACCTCCCGCTCGGCGCTGAATGGCGTGAGCAGCCGCGACAGTTTCGTATGCCCGGCGGTGGCCGCGTGCGCTTTCGCCCGTTGGAAAACGTCGTTGACGCATCGAAATATCAGGGTCAAAATTTAACGGACTGCGCGGTCGAGGAAGCGGGCAATTTCGCCGACCCGAAGCCCATCGACATGCTGTTCGGCGCGTTGCGATCCAAGGGTGGCGTGCCGGTGCAACTGATCCTCACCGCCAACCCAGGCGGCGTCGGTCAACAATGGATCAAGCATCGTTACATCGATCCGGCGCCGCGTGGAATGCAGCCGCTGGTCCGAAAGCTGCCGAACGGCGCGGAACATCGTTACATATACATACCGTCACGCATTCAGGACAACCGCATCCTGCTCGCGAACGATCCAACCTACATCAACCGGCTGCATCTCGTCGGTTCGCCGGAACTGGTGCGCGCGTGGCTGGAGGGCGACTGGAACGTCATCGCCGGCGCGTTCTTTCCCGAGTTTTCCGCTGCCCGTCACATCATCGCGCCTCGGTCCCTGCCGGACCACTGGGCGCGGTTTCGCTCGTTCGACTGGGGCTCGGCGCGACCGTTCGCCTGCCACTGGTGGGCGGTCAGCGATGGCTCGATCCCAGACATCGCACGCGGCTGCCTCGTCTGTTACCGCGAATGGTATGGCATGAAGCCGAACGAGCCGAACGTCGGCTTGCGCATGACCGCTGAACAAGTGGCCGAGGGGATACGTGACCGCGAGCGTGACGATCCAAAGCCCGCCAGCGGTATGATGGTGGGCGTCGCCGATCCGGCGATCTTCGCCGAGGATGGTGGCCCATCGATCGCCGCGCGCATGACGCAGGCGGCCCGTGTGGTGTTCCGGCCCGCCGACAACAAGCGCGTGCCACAACGCGGCGCGATGGGTGGTTGGGACCAGTTGCGCTCGCGGCTTGTTGGCGATGGTGACGGCAAGCCGATGATCACGTTCTTTTCGACATCGATCCATGCCATTCGGACCCTACCGACGTTGCAGCACGACGCGAACCGCGCGGAAGATGTAGACAGCGACAGCGAAGATCACTGCGCTGACGAAATTCGTTACGCCTGCATGTCGAGGCCATACGTTCGCGATGCGGAACGACAGAAGCCCCGCGACAGTTGGGACGCGGCGTTCAACCGCGACGCGGAAGAGTTGCGCGACTGGCGGGTGACGTGACCTCGACCAACCTGCTGCCGGAAAACCTCGCGCGGCTGCATGCGCAGGGCGTGATAACCGGTCTCCGAATGGCGGCGGCCTGGGTGGACGACAGCAGGCGCACGATGCAACCCGACAGCGTCGAAGCACGATGGGCGGCCGGGGCGGCGGCGTTCATCCGCCAACTCGCCGACGAAACGCGATTGGAGGGCGACGGGCGATGGCCGACTACCGATCACTGAGCGGCGTGGAGTTCCAACGCACCGTGCGCGACGATCCGGACAAGTGGGCCGACGCGGCGATGATCGCGGCCGAGGAGCTCGGCTACAAGATCGATCGCGACTGGATACGATCGTTGCTGGCCGACGCCATGGAGGCCGCGCGCAAACACTCAATACGAAACGTCATCGAGGGAGACGGCACATGATCCGCGTTCTAATCCTGGCCGCGCTGCTGTTGCCCATGGCGGCACATGCGCAAGCCCCCGCCCTGACCTACGAGGACCGCTCCGGCACGATCACCACCGGCGGCACCGCCCAGGTCGTCCTCCCGGCGTGGACGGGCCGACACGGGTGCGTGATCCAGAACCAGAGCGCGGGCAGCCTCTGGGTGTCCGAGACGGCCACCGCGGTCGCCGGGCCGCCGTCGATCCTGATCCCGGCCGGTCAGCAGTTTCTCTGCATGAGTCCGGCGTCCGGCCAGGCATATTCGATCATCGGCGCGACCACGGCGCAGGCGTTCGCGGCGCGTCAGTGGTGATCGGCAGGCGCTCATTGCTGGCTGCTGGCGCCACGCTTCCAGCGACGGCG